GTATAACGAATCGTATAAGATAAAAGTATCTCAAAATGATTGAGATGCACACACACAAAAGAAGGATAACAACATGCTGGAAATCAAATACAGATACATCATATATGGACAAGAGATAAGAGGTAGCGTACAAGCTACCTCAAAAGAAGAAGGGATAAAAAAAATAAAACAACAGAGTCCAAAGCGCAGACATGGACTCATGATAAAAGTAGAGGGATAACAACATGAACTTTTTGCAAGACCCAAAAAAATGCGAACGATACATAAGAGAAGACATATCTAGATTCGGAAAGGTGAAAACCTATGAAAGAATGTATCAAGACTTCGGTTATGTATGTGAGTCTGAAGTTTTACAACTTACACACCAATACACAGACATAGCATTGTGTAAAGATCAGATAATCGTAACAAGCTGGGCGCGGGTATGTAATGATGAGCGCCAGCTTCCCGATATGGTAAAGACATACAACGCAAAAAACTATCCCTTACTCGTTGGATTTTTCGAGTACTACACAGCAAAATAACACACACACACACACACACACACACACACACACACACAAAAAGGATAACAAAAATGTTCAATACAATAACATCAATAGCACAATCAAAACACATCAAAACACCCTTTATCATACGAAACCTAGTCAACAAAGGACTGAACAAAGCAATCGTGAAGGCTTTTAAATACAAAGAGACTCTTGTACTGTACAAAGGTATCTCTTTATTAGATAATGAAACTCCTATCATGATCGTTATGTCAGGATTTACAAAGGATTCTACCAATAAAAAAACCGGGCCATTGGTTCAACTCTATATTTTACCAGTCCATGAAACACCAAAGGATACATATTTTTCAGGCTCCTCTGCTGTTTGTGGGGACTGTAAATACAACGGAAATAATGGATGCTATGTTCGATGGAGTCATCTTGGTTCCATATGGAAAGCAGCAAAAAAGCAAAATCCCATACCTATGGCAGTATCAAAAGAGTTCTTGCGCGGGTTGCGTGTTCGTGTTGGTGCGGCAGGTGATCCAGCTGCTGTGACTTCTCAGGTATGGTCAGAACTTTTATCAACTTGTGAAAACTACACAGGATATACTCACCAATGGAAGCAGCCAAGGTTTCAAGAGTACAGGCACTTATTCATGGCAAGCGTTGACAACGCGCGCGAAAATGTACGCGCTGATGCGCTTGGATGGTCAACTTTCTTTGTAACAGACAACGAAGAAGAGGCTCAAACGTCAGGTATTAGGTGTCTAGCAAGTGCAGGAAATACCGATTCTCATGGCCTACCTACAACATGCGCAACGTGTATGTTATGCAATGGTAAGAGCAAGAACAGAAAGACTATAACAGAAGTTATACATGGTGCATCAAACACACTACACAAGGCACGAAAAGCAAGAACAACACACACCAAAGAAGGATAACACAATGAAAATATATCATATCATTGAAGCTATAGAGACTATTAAATTTCACGTAGACGAAAAACTAACAAGAGAGGAAAGTATAAGGGAGATATCAAAGCACTATAGGCTTATATCAAAACAAGAAATATCAGAACTCCACAACTATTTCTATGGTGAATAAAAATGAGAATACTAATAGCATGCGAAGAGTCACAACGCGTAACAATCGAACTAAGAAAGCTAGGCCATGAAGCATATTCTTGTGACACTCAAGAATGTAGCGGAGGCTATCCCAAATGGCATATCGTAGGTGACGCAATCGAAGAAGCGTATAGCGGAAAGTATGATATGATTATAGGATTCCCACCTTGTACATATCTAACCCGCGCGAGCGCTGTGCGCTTGTTCCCTAATAAAGTCTTGAACAAAGAGCGCTATGCGCTTGGATTAAAAGCAAGAGACTTTTTTATGGCGCTGTACAATGCTCCGGTAAAATATGTAGCCCTTGAAAATCCGACCCCTTTACGTATCTTTGGACTACCCAAAGAAACACAAGCGATACAACCCCACGAACATGGACACCCATACACAAAGAGAACGTGTTTATGGTTGCGAGGATTACCACCGATACAACCAACCAACAAAGTTGAACCCATTGGTTCATGGGTAAAACTTAACCGCAATAAAAAAACCAGATCAAAAACCTTTGAAGGGATAGCGCGAGCAATGGCGACACAATGGAGCGCAGCATGCAAAGAACAATAATATCACACACACACACGACACAAGAGACGATACAAGGGAACACAATACATACGTATACAATACAATGGAGCGGTGACAACCCACCAACAACAAGAGTATACAAGCGACTATCTAACCAAGGCTTTGGTGTTGTGTGCTACTGTCCAGCTCACACGTACAAGCGCACATGCTATCACATAAAACTTGCGCGGGTATATGTACAAAATCGACACACCGACACCGACACCGACACCGACACCGACAAAGGATAACCCATGACAACGAGAGAAAAAAACTATATCGCTGCACTAAAGCAAGAGGCATTTTTTTTACAATGCCAGCTGGGATTCCATCTGAAAAGAATCTCACTAGTCACCGACCCTGAACTCAGAGAGGAGAGGCTTGTCACGATAGGTAACTTGCACCAACGTGCAATCGACATACGACGCAAGCTAAGATACCTTGAGCCGACACCGACACAGACCAAACCAATACAACCCACAAAAGGAGAGTACGACATGACAATGATATACAACTACAATGGAGACTACTACAATGGATAAACAAACCAAAAGACTAAAAGATATAGCACGCCAGGTCCGATACATTGATCAGTACACAGATGATATACAGACCGACACAGACTGCGATCAGATAGAAGCACTGACCGAATCAATAGGCTGCATCAGCTACATCATAGATGTATTACAAGAGATAATCAAAGACATAATCACCGACAAGGACACCGACCATGAAAAAGAATAGAAAGATATACCCGATAAGACTTGACCCCAAGACATACCATACGTTCCAAATCATAGCAGATGCGAAGGGATTAAATACAGCACAGTGTATCCGACAAGCCCTGGGATTATTCATTGCGGATAATCTTATGATGCTTCAAATAAAAGAAGCTGGCTGGGAACACACAACCCAGCCAGCCACACACACACCAGCCACCGACAAGGATAACAACAATGACTAGTACACACACTATAACCGATTACATATGCAATGACAACATGCGAGCCGACCAGATTATTTTTGAGGCAACAAAGCACCCTGCTCCACAAGGCCGATGGTGGGTAACAAATAAACTATCGAACGCACAGATTATCAAGATACATGCAAGTACACTAAAGCATATCATTACAGACAACATGCGTACAAAAGCCGACAAGAACGGCAAGATAACTGAGCTTGGCAAAGAAGATATACCTTTGTTTTGTCCTGTGACTTGGGCTACACAGGATGGGAACCGACAGACTGAGTCTGTATCGACAGTCAATGCGTTTGTTATGGACATGGACGGACTTGACTTGGGTACAACACAGTCTGTGTTCTCTCGTTTGGATGGTGTATGTTATACTGCCTATTCATCCTATTCCCAGGGACTCAAAAATGGATACACATTTAGACTTATCCTTCCAGTGTCACGTTCAATCAAAGTGCATGAGTACACACAAGTATGGTTCGCTATGCAGAAGTTTTTCCCTGAGAATGACATACAAACGAAAGACCCAGCTCGCTTTTGGTTTTACCCCTGTGCGAGATCAGACAGACAAGAAAAAAAATGGAGTAAGTTTGGGGATGGTCGTGTGATTGATATTGACAAACTATTGCAATCTTTCAAACCTACCTACCCAAATGCTACAAGACCACAGCCTGTGTCAATACCTAGCAATGATAATCCTATGCCTGTTGATACTCGTTCTTCTCAGTCAGGACGATACAAAATAGTGACTGTGCCTGAGACATATCCTGTGACTGGGCACGATGGTAACGCTCATTCGTTCGCATGGTACATCGAACAATGGGATAATCTATACAAGCGCAAAGGCAAGTACCAATGCTACGCGCCAGGTTCCGGCTCGGTCGGCAGTGCTTTTATCTCAAAACAAACCGACGTGTGGGGAGTATCACGATACCGTATGACATGTGTGAATGAACGCAAGACACACATTGACTGTATCACTACCGACAATGGACTTGAGCTACAATACTCCGATAGCAACCGGAGCTGGAGGTATCTCAAAACAGTAGACAATATCGTCGAAATGATAGACTCACTTGACATGGACTTATGGAAATGTGAGATCAGACAACAAATCTTTACAAGAGACACACCAGTTACAGATGTGACCGAACTAAAAGTTATGACTTTGATTCGCAAGCGATTCTTTTTTGGCCGGCCTATCGAACTTAAACTTGTACAACAAGCTATCACTTTGCATGCAGAGAAGCATGTATGCAATCCATTGGTAGACTATCTCAATGACCTACACTGGGATGGTGTGTCACGTATACACAAGACCCTCCACAAGTATATGCAATGTGAGGATACCAAACTCAATCAAGTGTACTCTGCCAAATGGATGATCGCTGCTGTGGCTCGCGCTTTATCGCCAGGCTGCAAGGTAGACACAATGCTCGTTGTCAAAGCTCCACAAGGACATGGCAAGGGAACATTCTTTTCAACGCTCGCAGGCAAGTGTCGCATCACTGGATACTCATGGTTCAACTCTTCTCCAATCAACATCGGACACAAGGATGGACAGTCCATACTGCGTACCGCATGGCTGCATGAAATGGCAGAGCTTAGTGCTATGGCCAAGAAGGATGCGAACACAATCAAGAACTTTCTCTCTGACAGCACAGACACATTTCGACGTGCGTATGATAAGTACGAAGTAAAGGTAGACCGTTCTTCGCTGTGTCTTGGTAGTGCGAATGACGACGACGTTGCAATATTCAAAGACCGTACAGGTTCACGTCGCTATTGGTTTGTTGAATGTATTGGAAAGGAAGACTACATGGCGTTTAGTCCAGCTGACTTGGCATCCGAACGAGATCAGCTATGGGCAGAGGCTGTGTCTGCATACAAAAATGGTGTACAATGGTGGCTCACACCTGAGGAGCAGGCACTATCACGCAAGACCAACGAGTCTCATACTGTGACTGGGATACACGATACTCTTATTCAAGAGTTTGTGGACGAAAATGCTGGACAGTATTTCCTCATATCGGATATGATTGAAGCAGTCTACAACGGACGCACAATCAAACCTGTATCCTATCCGAACTTCTACCCTTCTCTTCTTGCACGTATGGGATGTGAGCTACAAAACAATGGCAAGCGTTGTCGTCGCAATGGAGAGAATAGAGCAGGATGGTACTTCTCACCCGAACAAGATGAACCACCAATCCTTTCTTAGTCTACTCAAAACTGGACTCATATCCGAACTCGCTGTGATTGACATGTTAAACAATCACAGCGATTCTTTCTTTTCTCTCTTTGCTATGTATGATGGTATGTATGCACACTTGCCCGAACACAAGGCTACACCCTATGACATCGTGGTCGAAATGGGTAATGACATACGTACTATCGAAGTCAAGTCTGCCAGGTGTGGAGATAGATACCCTACATTTTTTGCAGAAATAATACAGACTGGTACAATGGGGTACGCAGAATACTTGGTACACGTACCCAACTATATTGTGTATGTAGACATACCGACAGGACTACACTACTGGTACAATGGAGACATGTTCGTGGCTGGTATCAAGTCTATGTATGTTCATCGTATCAAAGCACCCAATGCAGATGCGGAAGGAGTCAAGTTCTTGAAGGAATCCGAAGTGCATGGATACATAGGAAAGACAAAACAGATCCCGACCAGATCAGACTTAGAACAATACTACTCATACGCTATCACTCAACGTATGCTCGAACCAAAGACACCGACCATCTATAAACAAGCCCCGTTCCTTCCCGACCTGTAAGCTATGCTTTCTTGGCTCGCTTGCCTTGTGACTTTCTTCGGATGTTCGCACGCTTCTTTGCAGGAGAGATTTGCGATGCAGTCTTTGGAGTTTTCTTCGACACCTTTTTTGTTGGCCGACAATACTCTGTCTTACCTCCAGCTCCACAAGCCCGACCTGTCTTCGTGTCCTTCCATTTCTCTTTCTCCCATCGCTTGAGAGACTTACCCTTTGCTGTCTTTCGTACCTGGCCTTTGCCTTTCCGACACTTGGCTATGGCCTGACTTGCGCGAGCAGATGGAAACTTCTCATAAGACTTCTTAATCTTTTTGTAACAGCTATCTTTTGCCACGTTTCTTCCTAATGACTTTCTTCTTGGGCTTTGTTGACTTGACTTTGTAACCAGTCTTGTACTTCTTGTTGGGCATCTTTGCTTCCTTCTAATGTAAATAAATATTCAATCCACAACAACACATAATCTTTGTCTGTTATCTGAGACAACGCACGAAAAAACCATATCAAAGAAACCACAGAAGGTTGGTTCCTTCCCTTGACCCAAGCGTACACAGAGTTTTGATGCAAGCCAGCTCGTATTGCAACCTGTTTCATTTGTCCATGCTCAAGATGACGTTTCAAAAACTCTTTCAACATGTCCGGCCTTTCTTGTGTTGCTTTATTTGTTCAATCAAGAAATGCCCACAACATTTTGTTGCAGCAAACTCACGATGATAATGTACTTCGGACCATCCAAGTTTATACTTATCAAGTAACTCTGTAACAAAAGCCATCAGCTTATCAAAGCGAGGCTTTGGGCAATGATAATCCTCAAAGTTTCCTGTGATACAGATACCAATACTGTGTGAGTTATGGTTGAGAGTATGTGCCCCACGTTTATTTATGGGCCTACCTTCTTCAACACTACCATCTGCCAAGATAACATAGTGATAACCTATACCTCTCCATCCACGAGCCTTGTGCCACTTGTCAATCTGATCGACAGTAGTAGACACCGGACTCGCACTATGGTGTATGATAATCTTATCAATCTTACGCTTACCTCTCGGCATGTAAATCCTCGCCAATGTCAGCAGCAAGCACACCCAAAACTTCAAGTAAGTCTTTTACAAGTTCTTCCTTTTCTTTGTGTGTGAATCCACCTTGTGCATAGTTCACAAGTTTGCCAATCAATGCAAAGATTTGTATCCAGCTTGCAGGAGTTATATCTATCTTTGGCATTAGTATGCCTTGTAGTTATAGCCGCGAAACTTGACTGATGGTTTTTTCATCCCACCTTTGCGTACCTTAGTCCCACTATATGCTTTCTTTACTTTGGTCTTTTTATTTTTACCGTACATGTTTCCTCCATTGTTACAACCACAACTCATATTATCTCCTTGTCTTCTTCTTTGCACCAGGTCTTTTTGTTTTCTTTCCACCAGGCCATAAATCTTTACAAGCCCAATACCCTGCTGTAGTAGGATCTTTTTTCGATGAACATTTATGTCTTGCACGAAATGATGACTTCGCTGAATCGGAATAGTTATGCTCGTATCCTTTTGCACCATACTTTACCAAGGTTTGTCGGCCTGACTTGCATCCGAGTACAACCTTCTTCTTCTTCCCATAACCTGCTTCGCCTTTGCGTAATGCTCTTGGACTATTGCACTTCATGTTCTTTTTATTTATCTGCTTGGGCATCCTTAATATCTCTCACGTCTCTTGATATATCATCTAACTTATCCGACAACTTTTCCATGTGGTCTTGATACATTACTCTATCACTATCACACCTTTGCATCATAACATTTATTTGATCTACATATAACTGCGAAATGTACCAAAGTGCAGCACACGCTATAGTCAAAGCCCCACCTTGTCCAAGGATATGTCTTAACCATTCTTCTTTTGTCATGTTACCTCCAAAAAAAAATGCCTCCCCTAGTATGCTAGGGGAGGACTACAGAACTAACTGTTATGCCATGTAACGAGCTACATAGTAATCAGCAGAAGCAGGAGCAGCACCGAATGTTACGGTTGTTGTTCCAGCTGATGTTGCTACTGTGTATTCATCAACTCCGGATGGATTTGATTGTACTTGTTTAAGATATACACCGTTACGATAAATGTCTACTCCAGTCTCCCAACCAGTTGCAACAGCCTGGCTCAAAGCAAACGCAGTAAGAACACCATTTGTAGCAAAGTCATCAAGCTGAGGAGCAAAGGAAACCTTGACTTCAGTTACAGCAGCATTAGCTACCTGAAGTGTGTCGATTCCACCATCAGATACCTTAAGACCATTCGAACCAACAGAAAGAGTAGACCCAGAAAGATCAATAGTCAAGTCAGATACAGCAGCAGAACCATTGTATGAGGTCATGGACAAACCATTTCCTGCAGTCAAAGCATTAAGATCCGCACCAAGAGCCACACCTGAGATAGTAGAGTTAGCAAGTTTTGCATTTCCAATAGCGGCATCAGCAATGTATAAACCATCCGCATCTTTGGTAAGACTACCACCGGATTCGCTTTTAAGTTTAAGGTCAAGCTTAGCACTGGTAAACTGCATACCAGGATTTGTAGCAAGGTCTACTGAGATTACATCGGGATCGCCAGATGAATCAATAGCAATACCATCACCACCTGAAAATGAATCCGGTACTTGAGCATCAACATAAGTTTTGATTGCTGCTGCGGATGCAAGTTTAGATGCACCACCGACAAGGGTAGTCTCAATGTCTGAAGAGTTAATCTTTGCATAAGATACTGCACCATCAAGTAGTTTGTCTACGTTAATGATCGAATCAATAAGCTGATTTCTTACGAGTTGAATAGCCATGTTAGTCTCCTATAAAGGCTGATACACTGCGACCAACGTAGTGCCAATCTCAGGTATAAATGTTGTTGTTAATGTCCGAGCATCGACTACAGTGATTTCCACCCCTGTTCTTTGTCTCACTCCATTGTAATATATCACCAACGTATCCATATTAAAGGATAATGGAGTCACGAAAGTCTGTGTAACACCATTGATTTGTGTACTGAGGTCAGATTCTACACTACCTGTACCAAAAGCTCCACTTGATGTGCCAAACGCATCTACATTACTGGGTATTGCAGACATTATACTCTCCAAGTAATCTTGACTTCACGAACATTAAATGTCCCTGTGTCTGTCTTGACCCATACTTTTGCGGGCCAAGTATCTGCAACCTCAATCTCAATCTTTATGACTGAGCTAGTCATTGTAGATGTGGTAATGCCAGTGGAAAATCCTACCTGTGTGTCTCCAATAATACACCTGTCTCCTTCTGCATCTTCTGTAACACGCACAGTCAAACTGTTGGCTGAACTCAAACTATCACCATATATCCACAACGCAGATAACGTACCGGACAAAGTAGGATACGAACGATACCCTCTCGATGTAGGAGTAAGGTCAAAGCCAATAAAACTAGTCCCCACTTCCGTATCAAAAGATTCTAATAGTCTGTAATGTTCCATCTACTTCTCTTGTTGAGTACGTTCTTCTATCTCTTTAATCTCTGATAATGTATTTCTCAATAACCTTTCCATAATAACATTTTTCTTTGTGGCCTTTAAAGGAGTCAATAAGCCCAACATATACAACCCGTATGCAAAGTCAGGATACACATCAAGGTCTTGTTTATTAAGTGACTTCAAGTACACAGACTCAGTCGGTATTGATACTTCACCTTCTCCTGTCGGACTAGGCATTGTCATATCTTCTGCCGCAAACATTGATGCACGCAAAGCATCTTTGTGCGCTCTTGTGATTGCAGCTGGAGCGATACCTGATCTTGATGCTACTTCTGCAAAGGCTGTTAGTCCAATAGCACGATGAAATAAATATGTTGTATATCCACTCATTCCTTTTTTTGTTCTTGCAAAATCATAATACTTTCCTGTGCTGCTCAAAGGTCTGCCAGGTGTAGGATCTCTTGGAGCAAGGTTGTAAAGTTTTATTACTTCATCAAGATTGCCATTCTGTTCTGCTTGCTTTATAAGTTCAGAAGGAAATGGTATTGGCCTACCTGATGCATTTGCACGCAAACCTTCTACAAAAAGACCCACAAAAGGATTTCCTTCTGCATATGTTGTTGCTGCTTTCTTTGCAGTAAAAGTCAAAGCAGTATTTACAGCATCGACCAAGCGAAGTTCTTGTCGTTTCTCTTCATTTGTCATTGCATTTAAGCCACCCATAACAAGTAAACTTGCTGTACTCATTAGATCAAACATTGAAACAGATGGATTGACTGGCCCACTTACATAAAAATCTGTACCTTCTGTGGACTCATTAAATATATTAAAGATTCGAGAGTCTTGTTGCATTTGCATAGCACGATCTTCTGTCTCAGTATTCAGTCTTGATTGCGCTCGTAACAATCCTAGTGATGGATTTGCAACATCACCCAATACTCCACGATACAATGTATTGATTGTCTCAGCACCCATTGTACGCATGAAAGAATAAAAGTATATATACTTAGATATATTTTGTCTTTCAAAGTCAGTCAATGAACCATAGTCCAACATCGAACGTCTAGCTTTTTCAGAAGCCTGTAAAACTGTATCACCATCCTTAAGAGATTCCAAAAATACAAACCTTCTCATTTCTGTATCTTGTAACTTTGCAAACTCAGCCCACATATTCTTTCCAGATGGAGATATATTGTCATGGACTTTTTTTACTAACCCAAAAGGATGACCGTAACGTGCCCTTCCATCAGCAGTTAGCTTTGCATCTATCAATAATCTATTCCATTGCGTATCCATAAAGTCTGAATCTGCTCGCGAAAACAATACACCATTGTTTCTCATTGCTTCACGAAGCTCACCTGCTGTCAAGTCACGAACAGCACCATCGGCTTGTCGTATGATTACTTCGTCAGCTGGAGCTACCATTACTCTGTTAG